AATAAATCATGGTGCTGGTGTTGTTGTTTGTGATTTAATTTTATCACCACCATCTACAGGAGGTAATGATGCCAATGCACGAATCTCATTCTCAGTCATTGATTCAAGCACTTTCGTAGCTACCAATGGTGACATGGCATTAAGTGCATCGTTTATTTTCTTCGTTGAATCTTCTACCTCGATAATAGTCTCATTGATAACTTGAAAGTTATTCAACTTAATCGAACAAGGTAATTTAGCTATATCGAAAAGGTCATTAATTATATCCTCTACCAGGCTTCGTCTAGGCATTACATCGTTTTTCTCGAAAATAGTGTATGCTTGTTTGATGTCTGTACCACTTCCTAACTTTCCACTTACTCGAATACCCATTAATATTGGGTCAATGATGTGTGCTTGACATATTTTAGAATCAATAGACTCTGTGGTAACTTGAAATAGATTATCGTTGTTGCTTGTTGGTATTGCTTCAATCGTTGGTAATTGGTCTTTATTATTTGCGAAAAAAGCTAATGCTTTACCAGCCTCACTTGCACCTTTTCCCTTTTCTATGGTGTCTTTGATACCTTGCATCTCTTCGGGAGTTTGAGGCTTCTTAGGGAACATCATAGCAAAAGATGGAAAAATAGAGTTAACTATGTTACTCTTTTGAAGATAAGACATTTCACCATCGAGAAATGCCCAATTGAATGCTGATGTATAGCTAGGTAATGGATAAACGTCTTGACCAACACATTTAGCTTCATAAATATATAGCTGTGTTCTATCCTGACAATCGTGTTTATATGGTTTGATAGTTTCAACATCTATTAAAGTTGACCAATCATAACAGATAGAATAGTTATCACCATACTTATCTTTTCTTACTTTTTCAGCACCTACAAATTCCACTTTAATAACATCCTTGGTTTGATTGAAAGTGATTTTAAAATAGCATCTGTTATGTAATATAATGTCCTTAGTCATCTGTGGCATTACCACCTTTAAATCTAGTCTTTTGATAAAAGTTAAAATATCTACCTCTTCAATAGCTGTTATTGATTTTGGTTTCATCACTTCAAAACCTCCACCAATTGTTGCATTCGTTTTAAAATCCACTATAGATGCATGTAGTGGTGAGGTATAGTATAATTGATTAATCAGCTGTGGGAAAAGATTATCCGAACCAAATCTCACATAGCCATTAACAAGCACCCTCGCATCAATGTAAGGTGTTGATAGGTTACCTTTACCTACTTTTAAAAAGGGTGTGCTAAAGGTCTTATATCCTTGTACCTCCTCTACTTTGACAGAGTTTTCTCTGCTTAAATTAAAACCGAATAACTTCATTAGTCGTATATTGAATTACTTGTACCTATCACTTGCATTCGACCCTCTTCTAACTCAGTCAAACCCTCCTCACTTGTGGATGGTGTAACTAAAATCGGTGTTTCACTTTCATAAACACGATAGCTGTATTGACCTATGATTAAATTAAGGTCTGTAGGTTCGTCAAGTATAAATAGGTTGTATCTTTCTGGGTAACTACTTTGGTCTAGTGGTGACCAATATAAAGGTGTTGATGAGGTGTTAAACTCATTCTCAAACTTAAACAAAAAATAGGGTGATGTAATAGTGCTACTTTCTGTGAGAGTTAACACTACTTTATTTTCTTGCCCCTTTTCAATGTATATCATAACTATATTACAAAGATTATAGTCATTGTACATCAATAGAAAAGCCTACCCCAATTAAGAGTAGGCTCATCTATTAAAGTGTAGCTATTAGATAATAGTAGGTATCACAGCCGAGTCTACCTCGTATGCTAAATTCTCATTCTCTGCTACTAGTGTGATGTTGTACTTAGAACCATCTGCTTTTGCTGTTCCTGACCCCTCGGTCACGGTTGCTAATTGAGCATATGGGAAATACCAAAACTTACCATTTGCATCCTTAACAATCACAGCTAGGTCTCTTTGACCCTCACCTAAAATCTTGATTGCTTTAGATTTAGCAGCCTCTCTTCTAGAGAACACTAAAGTGATAGTAGCACGTACAAAGTTTGAACCAGCAACTAAATCTCTTTGGTCTTCCTCAACATAAGATGAGGTATTTCTTAAAAATTCGAATGCTTTAAAGTCGGATGAAACCGTCATTGCAGTAATCTCCCAAGTCGCAGCATCCTCAGTAATCGCAGTTACGTTTGCTAAATCGTTGATATACACATTTGTTATACCTCCGATGTTGCCATCGCACCCACGAAGAATAGATGTTATTGTTTGACAAGCCATTTTATAAAGGTTTAAAAAGGGTAGTCACCTACCCCTTTGTTAATATTAAGCGTATAATACGATTTCTGTAGGGTTTGTGTAGTAGAAACCAATCTTCAAGTTAGCACGTGTGCGGATGTAAGGCTCTGCTACAGAATCAGATAAGTTAACAGCTTTTAATGCTTTACCATCTTGCTCACCATCGAATGCATAAATCATGTTAGATTTCAAAGTGATAACGAATGTATCGTTTGGCATACCCTCACATACAACAACCTTAACTCCTAAGAAAGTAAGTGCTAAAGGTGCAGTTACATAAGTCATAGTGTTACCTGATGCAGCAGCAAATTCGTATGCTTGTGCAACATTAGGTGCTACGAAAATACGTAGGTCAGCTTTTTTACGTTGTACAGCAGCTGGTAATGCAGCGAATGCTGTTTGTAATTTAGTTAATACGTTACCTTGGTTAACTGCTCCTGTTCCTCCTGAGATTACATCACCATCATTAGATAACTTTTTCAAGTAACCATCACACAATGCTAGTGTAGCATTAGCAGATGCTGTGTCACCTTGCCATCTAATCAATTCAACATCCTCACCAATTTGCTTAGACATAGTGTCCCAGTAATAATTCATGAATGCTGGAACGGTAAAGTCAGCATTAGAACCTTGTGCCATCTGTAAAGCTACGAATGACTGCTCTAAATCGAATTGACAGATTTGAGCCATTGCAGATACTGCGCATACATCAATGTCAATCGCATTTAACAAATCGGTTGGTGCAGAAAAGTTACAAGTAGATGCCTGTAGGATGTTACCAAATGTGATGTTACCTAATTTAGTAGCAGATTTAATTCCAGGTAATGAACGATAGTTATCTACGATGTCTTCGCTAATATAAGCACGTGAATAAAACTCATTCGGGTTAGGACATAACAAAGCATTGCTTTCTATATCCAAATCAAATTTCAATTTTCTTTCCATTTTTTTTAGTCTTTAAACGTTTGTCTGTATTTGATTAATCTTTCGTGTGCTGACATTTTTTGTTCTTTCATTTCTTCTATTACTTCCTCTTCAACTTCTTCTTGTGCAAGTTTGTCAGCAATGACTTGCAAAAGTTCAGCTTTAAGTGCTTCGAGTGCTGGTGCAACAATATCCAAAATAGCAGCCTCATCTGCCTTAGGGTCAACAGCCATAGCTACCTCTTCCTCTTTAGGCTCTTCTTCTACTACTTCTTCTTCTTGTGCTACCTCTTCTTCGATAGGCTCTTCTACTTCAGCAGCAGCTTCTACCTCTTTTTCTTCGACATCTTTAATCTCTACAATTTCTCCATCTTTTACAACGTAGATTTTGTCCTCGATTAGATGCTCACCATCGGGTAACTTCATACTATATTTATTTGTTTGTTCCTGTTCGTTAAATTTCAACCCGAAAAACCCCTCAATAGAAAACCCTACTTTACCCAAGTCCACAAGTTCGTTGTAGTAGTCTTTGTCCGTGATTTGCGCAGTACACATGATTGTACCTTTTTTGACATCTATACCAAACGATTTTGACTTGTCGGTCTCAGGGTCATCAACTATCCATGCTTCTAGTACATAAGCTGGTACAACCTCATCTGTATGTTCTACATTAAACAAGTTTTGGTTGTTTAGGTTAGCCATGAATTTAGAAAAGATTTTCTCGGTCTCTTCCTCTGTGAACTGCACAAAGTATTCTCCATCCTCATCGTTACGATAGATTTCGCTTGGTATCATTAGAGGCGCACATATACGCATCTTAGGTTCATCTGCGAAAATCATTTTTTTCTCGTGACTACTGAATGCAATTCCTTTAGTAACAATGGCTGGTTTACGGGTGAATGCTATCATAGATACTCCAAGGTCATTACCCTCGCTGTATTCGTCGTCTATGGTTATTTTCTTTATAGGCAATTCACTCATAACTATTTTACACATTTATTTGTTAGTGTACAATTTTTGTACATTTGTGAAAACTTCAACAATGATAGAACTAGGTACAACAACAATCAAAAACAGAGTAGATGAGTTTACTCTAAACGAGTTTCAAACCATCACATCGATACTTGCAGATGAGTCACTTGACAAAATAGAACAATGGGTAAAGGTATTCGTGTTTTTAGGCGCAGATGAAAATGAGGTAGATGGTTTAGACTTTTCCGAGTTTAAGGAATACGTAAAGCAATGGAATGAAAACCAACCTAATCTTGATAATTCATTCTTAAAGTCATTCGATTTAAACGGATACACATATCAAGCATATGATAATGAGTTTAAGCTGAACGTAAAAGATTTAAAACACATCGAAAAGATTATCAAACAAAAACCATCTGCATACATTCTAGATGTAATGGCTATTATATTTAAACGTACTGATTTGTCATCTAGTGAACACTACACAGAAAGTCATTTAAAGCATAAAGCTAAACTTTTTAAAGACCTTGATGCATCTATTTGCATACCCTATATAAACTATATCGGTCAAAAAATATCTAACACAGCAACACAACTAGATGCAGTTACCGAAGTCGTGGAGTGACATTAGTCTTGAGCAGTTTATAGAACTTGCTGAACTAGACAAAAACGAGTTTGATTCATTAATAGAGTATAATGTGCTAGTGTTATCTATTCTTCTAGATGAGGATATAGATGTATTTGAAGAAATGGAACTAGATGAATTGAATGACTTGATGAAAAAAGTCAATTTTATTCGTAGTTATCCATCTAAAAATCACATACAAAAGCTAGGACATTATACTTTTAAGCCATTCGAGAAACTTTCTTTAGGCGAGTTTATAGATATAGAACACTACTTTAAAGATGGCATCAAAAACCTACCTTTAATTTGTGCTATTTTGTTTAAGAAAGTTAAGCTAGATGAATGGTCTAATATAAATTATGAGCCTTACACATACGACTTGAACACTAGACAAGAACTTTTCTTAGACATACCTATCACCGATGTGTTTAATATATGGACAAGCTACTCGAAATTTCGTGAAAACTTTGTTCAAACATACCAGCCTTTGTTTAGTCAAAAGGTAGATGACGATGAAGAGATGGATGAGATGACAGCAGAAGAAAAGAAACAAGCTGACCTCGAATCTCGCTATTCAAAATGGGCATGGGAAAATATGGTATATAGTCTAGCTAATGAAGATATAACCAAGGTAAACGAAATCACGGACATGCCTCTAATATTCGTGTTTAATATGGTTAGTATGAAAGAGGAACTTAGTATGTAGCTGGTGCTATCTTTAGATTCCACTCTCCACTAGGGTCACCATATAAATCAAAACCTACTCTTACCGTTGGGTTGTTTAATATCTTAGCCATCTGTAATAGTGGGTAGTTTTGAAACTGCCATTGAATATAGTCTGCTACTATTTCTGAAATCACAGCTTGTACTCGTGGCGAAGCTAACCAAAGTTCAGTAATATTTTGAGGCTCAATAAATCCCTTATTCCAAAGAATAGCACCTTTATCTTGAAACAAATAATAGTAAAGTGCAACGATTGTAATATCTATTTTGTTTAATTCTTCGCCAGTCATTGCTGAGATTCTAAGCGAATCATATAATGCACCCGTATCTATTAATCCTAGTCTACGAACCTCTTGCTGTAAAGCTCTCGCTAGTTTATTTCTCGTTGCATACTTTACTTTATATGTTGCCATTATAACTCAAATTGATTTCGTGTTTCAATAGGAACGTTATCCATTGCTTTGAATTGCTCAAATAGTATAGGTGTCATCTCAACAATAAAAATATCAGTATCTGCAATAGCACTAGACTCGTTTGCATATGTTCTATATGTACAAATAAAGTCAGATATTTCAGCATCACTAGGTCGTAAACATACATTACATTCTAGGTCTTCCTCTACGATGTGACTAGCTATTAAAACAAACTTTTTCATAGTTGCGAATATACACCTAATTTATACAAGTCAAATTGACCTGAGTTAGTTACTGCTGCATTCATTGTTCTAGAGGCAAAGAAATTTAACCCCGTAGTAGCAGATGGTAATGCTGTTACTCCACCCGTATATATACCTCCGATATACCCTCTAGCAATTGCACCCGTTTCTCTATTAATAACCTCGTACCAAATAACTTGTGCTGATGGTGGATTATAAAGAGTAACTGAATAGATAGTAGTAGATACTGCACCCGCAGTTCTATTCGCTGGGAATGATGCTCCTAGGTCTACCTTACCACAAGTCCCTGTTGCATCGTTGTAGAAAATCTGTAAGTTCGTATCACCAGCTTCACTACCTACACCTATTAAGTTGGTAAGTGTTGATAATTGAACCAATGATGTACCACCATATGCAAGGTCGGCTGTACTAGATGCCATGCCATAAAATTGCTGACAATCTGCACCATATGCTGTATCACTAATATTAAAATCACAAACGAATTTAAAACCACTTGTAATATACCACAATAACGCAGACCCTCTAAGACCCGTATATCTACCTGTCTGCACAATTGATGCATAGTAACGTAGACGAATAGATTTAGTTGCAAAGTTTGTTGATGCTACCGATTGTGCTAGAGTAGATGCAGATGCTGATGTAGTCACACCTCCATCAGTAACTAGAGTAGTAGAATTATTATTAAACGATACACCTCTGTACGTTTCATTTCCATTCATCTGTGGTATAAACGTATTATTGAACACATTTTGCACTACCCCGTATGCATCTTTAAAGTATACTAGCTTACTTTCTAAATCGTAAAAGTATGTGCTATTGGCAACATCTAAAAAGTCTACGCTTGTATCTGTGACTTTTGTTATTTGTATGCCCGTTGTAGGATTAGATATAGTTAATCCTGTATAATTGTTTACTGCCATTATATGTCTGAATAGTTATCTAAAACAAATTGAGGTGCAAGTACATCTTTAATATAGTCCCATGCTGATTTCAAAGGTTCTGGTTGGTTAGCCATAACAGAATTTGGAACTTCGAATGATGCTAAATCACTTAATGTTTTACCTTGTGCTTTAATCCCTTGAATCTCTGTTACTACCATGCATGATTGAACAAGCGAACCATCTGCTTGTATCGTCGCTGTACCTATTGCTTGTACTTCTTTTAAAATGAAAGTTGCCATGTGTTTATGTTTATGCGTAAATTACTTCTGTTGTTTCTATCACAGCAGTCCATTGAATGTTTGTTGCTGCTGCACCTGTTACTTGTACTTGTAGACCTCCGTTAGTTGTATCCGCTGTAAGTGTTGGTGTACCCCACGCAGGTGTATTTTGAACCAAAGTTACATTTGATATTAATAGAGTTGTTGATGCTGCATTCGCACCTCTTACTATCAATCCATCAACATCCCATGCTGCTGCATTAGTTGAACCTGATTGCTTTCCAATGATAGTACCTTTGAATCTATATGCTGATTGGTTCTGCAAATTTACTTGATTTATGGCAGATGGCGCACCTGCTCCAAATCCCGAAACTAATGTTGTAGCTGTATTATTCGTTGTTCTTGTTGATAAGCAAAAAATTGATTTTTGACAATCACCTGTAACGGTGTTTACCTGACCTGTAACCCACCGACCACGTACACTAAATGCAGATGTATAATACCCCATAGCAATAGCGTGTTCGGCATTAGCATAGGCATTATTACCAAATGCTATCGCATCACCTCCTGTTGCTTGGCATCTATCACCTCCAGCGAATGAATTATTACCACTTGCTGTATTTTGACTGCCTATTGCTGTAGATTGAAGACCACTTGCTATATTAGCATAACCAAATGATGTTGATGACTGACCGCTTGACGTATTAGAATAACCGATAGATGTTGCTCCTAAAATACCACTTGCTACGCACGAAACTCCTGATGCTGTTGAAAAAGCACCACTTGCTGTGTTACCCGCTCCAAAAGCAACCGAATCATTACCACTAACTGTATTTTCACGGCCACCAACTACTGAATTATTACCACTTGCTACTTGTGTTGCTGATGTTCTATTCGTCTGTAAGTCTACTGAACGTGTGCCTCGTTTATTTCCTCCTGTTGTTGTGTTGTCAGGTATAGCTAAAGTAAACGCACCACTACCTTTAGGCCTTATGGATACATCCGCATTTGCTGCTGCACTTACCGCTGTTAAAGAATCTACAGGAACGGTAGCATTAGGTGCTGCTGTATTTTGTGCTTCTGTAAAATATGTCAACCCACCACTAGCGTAGTTAGGGATGTTTAATGTAGACCCTACTAAAGTAGCTGCTCCACTTGTACCCGTTGTAGTTAGCGTTAATGCGTTCTGCTTCCCGTTAAATGTGCTCCAATCTGTAGATGTCAAATAACCACTTGTAGATGTTGATGCTGTACCTAACTTAGATTGGATGGTAGCTTGTGTCTCATCACCCGTATTCGTACCACTAGTGTTACCTATGACTACTTGTTGCGCATCTGTTACATAGTTTTTATCTGTAGATGCTGCAACACTAGCTGTTGTGAGTGATTTGTTTTTCCATAGTTGTGTACTAGATTCATACTGCAAAACTTGGTTGTTTGCAATTGATGCTATTTGTACATCATGTAACTCATCTACCTCGTAACCATTTTGGATTTTAACCTCAATAATTCCTTGTGTTGGATGGTCACGAACTACGACACCAACATAAACCAAATGTATAGGTGCTTGTGGTTTAGTTGTTGTATATGCACCTGATGTCGTACCGCTTAAATATAATTGTGTTCCTGTGCCTAAGCCATTCGTGTTGAGGTCGCTTAGTTTACCAGCAACAATGACATAACCATTATTATTATTTGTAATGTCATTACGTACCCACCCAAAAGTTTGAGCAGATGTTGCATCAGCACTAGCATTAGCCTTAGTAATAGTAGGTAGGTTACCTTGACCACCATTGATGTAGACAATAGTACCCTTTGTTAACGTAGCACCCGTATTATTGTAGACCTCTGTAATTAGACTACCAGCATCTAGTATAGTTGGAAAAGTTTGTAACGCTCCTGTGCCATCAATGTATTGTGCAGATGTGCCTGTAGGATTATTGAACTTTCCGTTTAAAGCAGTCTGTGTCGCTGTGCTTATTGGCTTGTTTAAATCGGATGTATTGTCAACGTTATTTAGACCTATATCATTTTTGTCTAAAACAACAACACCCGTATATCCATTTACCGATGTAACAGCACCCGTAGGTGTAACGATTTCTTGCCAATTGTCTATATCGGTTGGGTCTGTGCCTATCAAGATGTAAGTTAAATCTACATCTGTACGTATACACCAATCACCCTCTTGACCTAGTAAAGCTAACATAGCTGCTTGACTATTGACTGCTCCTAAGAACTCACTAATAGCAATAGCTGGTATCTGTGAACTAGGAACTTTACCACCTACTAAATCAGCTTTGTTATCTAGTGCTGTTTGAGTAGCTGTACTTATAGGTTTGTCTGCATCACTTGTATTGTCTACATTGCCTAAACCCACATCTGTTTTATCAATCGTTAAATCACCCGAACCAAGGATAGTTTCTCCATTTATAGTTTTGATGTTTTCACCCGATACAAGGGTAGGTTGTACGCCTGTTAAGTTTACTATATAACTCATGGTTGTATTGTTATCGTGTTGTTGCCTAATGTCACTACTGATATAGTTTGTTGATATACGCTGTTAACGTATATATCTATATTAGTATCAGGCAAAGTTAATGTATTTTCAGCAGCAACTGATTCAGTATATGTGCTATCTGTATTTGTTACTATGCTATCACCTACTACTATTATTTCGGATGCACCACTATCAATGTCACCAAAAGCAAGTATTTCATCATTCGTGTTTTCGATAGTATACAATGCTGGTAAACAATCACTAGGTGTAGGTGTTGGTATAGGCTCAATTGGAATAGCACACACCCCGTACTGCTCAATCTCAAACGTTACATTTGCAACCCATCCCGCTACATAATCTAAATCATAGTTGTTTAAAGGTGACATCGTTGCTGTACCTACCACATCTACCTCAAAATCATTACCATTTTTAAAGTAAATGAACAAATCATTTAAAATGAGTTCGCAGTCCGATAGAATCGTGTTTATGTTTTCTCGGTCATCTTGTATAAGGTCAACACAATAGATGTCTAGTGTGATAGCTTTTGCATTTAAGTCACTATAACCCGATGCTGGAACTACAAATACAACGGGATACTTCTCGTCTTTAGTGCTAAAGTTTGGCATCTGTTCACGAAATTCCCCAGCATACTTTTTAATCTGCATGTGTGCCGAGCAGAATGCCTCTATTTTAGTCAGTAATTTTCTGTAACTTATTGTCATAACGCACTTCCCTCTTCATAATATGCTTGTAGTTTTTGTGCAGATGTTATCTGTGTTTCACTCACTACCGCTGTGACTACTATATTTTTCTCCTCAGGTGTTGATGCACCGAGATTGTTTGCTTGGTTACCTTGTCCAACTAGATTAAATGATGGTGATGCTGGTGTACTACTTACTCCACCACCTCCTAGGCTAGGGTTAGGTGCTTCGACACCTCCACCTCCTCCACCATCGTATTGGGTACTAGCTATTTTTGCTATGTTGGCTGCACTCGTTGCCACAGCAAAAGCTAGTGATGCTATTCCTAGTGGGTTAGGTACTGCTCCAATGGCTATAGGTGCTTGTGCTAGTGATGCAGTAACAGCTTTGAAACCATCCATGATAGCACCAGCTAACTGCAATTTTTTGTTAGCTTCAAATTGTTTTTTCATCAACTTCTCTTCCTCTTCACTACCCTTTTTAACTTTGCTTAACCTACTTGCAAATACAGCATCTGTTAACCCTTGTACAGCGTTTAAACCTTTCTCTGCTGTTTCTTGATACTTTGCAAGTTCGGCTTGTCGTAGTGCTTTAATTTTTTCTGTTGCACCCTCTTCTGCTGTGATACGTGCTTGTCTATACTTCTCCTCTATTGCAGCTTTCTCGCTTTGACTTAAATCTAGTGCAGCCAATTCAGCTACTCGTTGTGCCTCAATTGTTTCAAGTTCTTTTTGTGCTGCTTGTTCAATTAAATCTACACGACCACTTATATTACCTTTATAATGCTCTAGATTAAAATCAAGCATTGACTGCTCTACCTCTAGCATCTCAGCCATAGCTTTTAATTCTGCTTGGTTAGCTTCTATCTTTAAGGTGCTTATATCAAGTTCTGCTTGTTTGATTAGTTTCTCTCTTTCTCCTATTGTTAACTCCGTGTTTTGCAAGGCAATGTCTCTCTCTACTTCAACTAATTTAATAGCTGCATTTAGTCTCTCTGCGTTATTAGTTGCATTAAGTTTAAGTAATTCGGCTTCTGCTTGTGCTTGTCTGTTTACACTATCGGTTACCGTTGTGTTAAAAGTTTCTTGTAGTTCTATTTTCTTTTCTTGATAATCTGCTTCAATCAATGCCAATTGGTCATTGGACATCTTAAACTCCTTTTGGTATTTCTTTAAGAAACCAAGCTCAGCATCTAGTTTATCTTTCTCAGCATTAACCCTATCTTGCGTACCCTCTTTTGTTTTAGCTATCTTTAGAGCCTCTGCATCTTGCAATGCTTTGTATTCCGTTTCTTTTAATTTAATGTAATCTTCTTTTGCTTTATTCGCAGCTTCACGTTGTTCTTTTGCTCTTTCTTGTCTAGCTTTCCTTTCGTCTTCCGCTACTCGTTTGTCAACCTTTTGTGCTTCACCAGCGTAGAACTTTCTAATCTCGTTTTTTGTCTGTTCTAATAATGTAGTATTTTGACCTAGCTGTTTAGCTTTTCTAATTTCTATGTCTATTTCTGCTAATGCACGTTGCTCTTGAATTTTAAACTCAGCCTTAGCACGTTCATTCTCATTCTTTATATTTTTAGTTTTCCAATCTTGTAAAGTCTGGAATGCTTTTCTGTTTAAGTCAATGATAGCCTTTTGTTTAGACCTCTCTATCTCAACCTCTTGTTGACTTAAATCTCGTCTTTTATCCTTTAATTCGGATAGTTGTTTTTTCTGTTCATCGGTTAACTCTCCACCCATGTCAGTAATCTTGTTGAGACTTTCAATCTCTCTGTCTACTGATTCTTTGGTTTGTGTTACCTTGTTTTTTTGGATGTCGTATAAAGACTTGTTTAAATTTATTTGTTTGCCTATTCTCTTTTCTAACATCTTTACTTCCTCATCGGACATATCTGCAGTTAGATTGTATAGGTCTTCTCGTGTTTTAGCAGTTTTTTCTATAGACTTTCTATTTTGCTCTTCAGCTTTTGCTATCTTTTCTGCACTCTCTTCTGCTGCATATGTTGTAAGTCCTAGCCAATCGGTCATCTTTTTAAATAGGTCTATAACAGCATTGATAGGTATCATTAATGCTTTCATCACTTTTTGAAGAACACCTATCTTATTTAAGAAAATACCAACTGCCACAACGATAGCAGTAATCACAGCAACCAGCAAAAATATTGGATTGGTAAGTAATTGAATACCAAACTGCACAAACGTTTTACCCAATGTACCAACCGTGCTTATCAACCCTTTGATTTGTCCACCTATCTCTTTAGGTGTTAGACTTGTTAATGTTTGGTTAAATATTTTAGCTTTCTCACTAGCACCCTCGAAATCTAAAGACATCAAATCATTACCTATCATTCCAAACGAGTTACTGATAGCTTCAAATTTAGACCCTGTGGCGAATATGCTTACTTGCTCGTTTACATCTTTTAATCTATCCTTTAGCTGTCCAGCACGTTCAGCAAGGTCTTGCATCTGTTTTGGGTCTGTAGCTTGGTCTATCTGTCCTTGCAAAGACCGAATCTCTGCTTTGATTGCAGCTACTCCTGATAAACTAATAGGTATTTCAATCGGTTGTTGTGCCATAACTATATTGTCTTTTTAATACCTAGTGTTTAAATAATTATCCATCGGTTTAATGTAGCTGATGCTATGATGGTGATTGAGTCTAAATAAAGTGCTGTCTTTGTTAATGCATCGTCAATGTAGTAACCATCTGGTGTAGTTATTGTCACCGTAGTACCATCAGCAAAATTCTTAATAAAAAACTTTTCATTGAAAGCAGCATTGTAATATGGTAATGTTACGGTTATACTAGGTGTAACGGGTGAACTTTTTACTACTACTACACCATGGTCGTTAATAGTCATGTCATAGTCTACATCTGTATATACTACTTTTAACGCTATACCTCCATCAGTAACTTGTAATGCAAGTCCATCTGTAGAATCTAGTTCTATGGCTGCCTCATTACTAGAACCTACATATAAGCTAGGTGCATCTGCAATAGGTTTAAAGTCCTTGTTTATGTAGACATTACCTCTGTCTAGATGTAGTTCGTTATTGTCTAGGTTGTGATTTCTTTCTCCCGTGAATAGTAAGTCAGCATTGGCAAAGTTTTCGAATGCTTGGTCTGCATCTATCCCGTTTATTGTTCGTGTTTCTAAATTGGGAGTATATACTCCAGCCTCATCCACAGACCATCCACTACCTACTACTATACCACTCGCATTACTACCTATTTGATTGCCTTGTCCATAAACGCTTACATTAGCCATACGACTTACAGCACTAGCTTGTGACTCTCTCACATCACGCAATGACTCACCTATCAAAAAGTCATCTTCTCGTTTTACAAATCTTCGTGTTTTAAAAGGTGTAAATCTCAATGCATCGTCTACAGATAATAACTCCACTTGTGTTACATCGGGATTGTTCGCATCGTAGTCTATCACCTTGTTTATGTTCCACCAAGAATTATTAATTCGAATCTTGTCGGATAGTTTCAGTTTAGCTATGTCTACTGCATTTAGTCTAAAGTAAGCAGTCAACATCTTGCCCGAGTTGATTTGTTCAATTGTGCGTCTCCAATAAAGGTTGTATAGGTTGTTGTTTGTTAGCTGTGCATTGTAAAAATATCTATCGCACACACCGAAATTTAAATCGAAATGAGGGTCACTAGGGTTATCAAAGTGAGTTACCATTGGGTAACTACTCACCTCCTCGTAATAGTCATATGTGATTGATTGATTCGAATTGATAGTAACCGATTCAATTATTTTATAGGTCTCACATGGTTGTGCGCCACCATCGTATAAGATGCGTATGTTCGTGTTTGGTGCGATAAATGAAATAGCTGGTACATAACAACCCCATGAATTGACCATTGTCGGAGTAGGTGAAAATATTACCTCTTTAGTGTCTACATCTTTAATATACTCGTTATCAAATGTAAATTCCAACTGACCATACACCTCATTAGTGGCATCCTTGTATCCTACGTTTGCTTGGTCTTTGTCTTCTTTGTAAGTGAAAAGTATTTTCTTGTTCGTTAACTCAGGTAGAAATCTCAGCTTTTGGTCTTTGTTCTTTGCTAGTTTAGCTGTCCAATCTACCTCTGCACCATTGTCATAATAAGTGTCACGTTGTACTAGCCTTAACACATTGCTATCTGTACCATCGTTGTCTACGTACAAGTTGTACATGGTGAATATAGACTTTACAAAATCTTTTTGTTTTATCTTTTTAGGTATATAACCATTCATAGATACAGCACCACCTACAACTAAAATCGTTTGGCTAGTAGTGACAGACATCTGTATGTCATAATCACATGCTACGTTTACAATTGCATCTACACCCGTTGAACTATTCGTCTTTTTCCAAAATGACTTTTGACCCGTATACAATCGTGGCATGTCAGCACCTAGTCTAAACTGCAAGATGTCACCAGCTTGACATCCACTTACCTCGACCTCTACTACTTGTAAACCATCAATGATGGTAGTCGTACCACTTACTAATGTATCATTGTTGTAGTAAAGTTTTTCCCCATTTAAAGGTGTAGTGTATATGACGTTTGATGTGCTATTTTTTGTTACATAGAACTTAGGTCGAATGTAGTATGCTGGTCCTGTAAAACCATAACCAGATGTGTCTTTCAAATAAGCTGTACTCGTGTGGGTGTTATCTTGGCTATAAGAGTAGTTTATGATAAACTTAAATGTTACTTTATCACCAGCACTTACGTCAAAAGGGAATTGATATTGTCCCGTTGACATGTCCCATATCGATTGAGGGTCATACTCATTATCCCAATTGGTAAGAGGCTCACTCCATGTGGTTTGGAATCCATTACTAAAACCATCACTTACACCATTTACGGTATTACTTGTGATGTTGTACTCATCATAATTTATACTAGATAACTCCCCATTATATGGAATAAGTAATTTATCAAAGTTGCATTGGCTTAGTTCATCCCATACATAGCTATAACCAGCTTGTGCAAATATCCTGTCAAGATATGTCTTTGCGTATATAGCTGGTTTGTAATCCTTTAAGAAAGTATCTTTCGAGTCTGTGTAACCTAGCAGATATTTATACCCATCAGTTTGTGTATTGCCAAATGTAGTGAACACATCAACAGCAGTATAGGTGTGGTCTAGGTCGCTGAAATCTAAATCAGTTAATTCTAGGTTTGTTATCTTGGTAAAAAAGTCACTCTTGCTGTCTATGATAGCTACCTCGTACTCTATCTGTTGGTCTAGTGCATTCGTAGTTTGTTTCTTGACTACATTTAAAAGTTGTATATAGGCATTGTCTACAATCACTTCACCATCTTGCCATACAACACATGGAGTTAACCTATTGACATCAAATGTACCAGCAGATACGTTCACATCGTAATAGTGGTTAAGTAGGTTGTGATTGTTCCTAGTGTTGGCTAATGTGATAGTCCGTGAAAATGTACCACCCTTTTTAGTCACATCACGAATGTCACTAACAGCAAAGTTTAATGGAAATGGCTTGTTATCTTTTACATCTAGATAACCATCTTGAAGTTGAATGCGTATGTTAGACATTGACTATGTTTTCGTTTGCCAATCGTATAGTGATTGTTTTTCTAAATAGGTTCTTGTTTCTCTGTTTCTCTATCTCGAATGATGAGTCTTGAATAATGCATGGGGTAAGCACATCGTTTTCAATAAAGAAAGTTCTCGGTGATGTAAGTAACTCCTCAAAGTAAATTGCCATAGACTCAATCATCCAATTGGTGGATAGTTCATAGGTCTTGTCTACTTGTACACCTGTTATTTGCTCACCTACATCTGTAGTCGAATAGAGCCAATCACCACCACTTACATAGCCATATATGTTTTTGTTGTATGTCTGTCTTTGAATCGTTCCTCTTTCATATGATTTTAAGGTAAACGCAAATGTGTTGAATGCTCCCATCCTATCAATAAAACCGATGTAGTAATCGTTTATTGAACATCGTCTATCTATGTAAAACTTAAACGACTGACCAAACTTTTCATCACCTACTTGGTAGTTGGTAGGATATATTTCGTACCATTCAGTATCGGGTTTGATTAATGGTGCTGTGCCCGATTCTACATATAAGTCGAGATTAGCTGCGCCTAATGGCATATAGGTAACGGTGTTCGTGTTTGGGATGTCCATTCTAAATATGTCACCATTGCTGTTCTCTACATATAACCCTTGTTGATAGCCTCCTGTCGAATTTATCATTAGCGCAGATAGCTGTTGGTCTTCACGAACATACATGCCATCAGTAGGCATAGATGTAAGTAGCTTGAAATTGTTACTACTTGGTTGGTAGTCAACATAATTATAACTAGGAAAGTCTTTAAATGGCAATGCACCATTAAACACATATCTGTTCAACATCGTAGTGATGTTTCTCGTAATCGTCTTTCGACCATCAGCATAGACAATCGTACCCGTAGTAAGTGAGGCATATGCAGCCTTATAAGGTAATGATATAGTAAACGATGTAGCACTTTGAACTGACACGATATTGTAAAGTCCATCTACATCTACTACGTTACTTCCCGATATAGATACTTGGTCACCAGCACTAAAGGTGTTTGATGTCGTAGTGTTCAATCTTAGATACCCTCCGTTATCTACGGGTGTGTTGATTGAGTAACTGATTTGATACTCTTCACCAACTTTGACATCGTACTTGTAAAAGCTATCTGTAGCATTTTGTCCACCTAATGTACCATACTCTTCAGTATAGGACATTTGACTTACTAGCAACCTAGACAAGTCGCATTCACCATAGCCATCACCGAATCTAGGGAGTATCTTAAATTCTTTCAATTTAGTAGCTGAACCCGATGGGTAAATGTCAAATACATATTTAAAACCTACTTGATTTTTGTTTGTGGAGTCCATGATATATTTAACAGGATTGTATCCCGCTGTCCATAATTGTGGTGCTGCTATTGTTGTCTGTGCCATAACTATATTAGAAACTAATGTATGAATCGTTTGTAAAGTACATTTCCTTTATAAATGTCACAGCATAACGCACAGCATCCATGGCATCGTCAAATAGCTTAATCGGTTCATCTGTTATCATGTCACCTACTTTTTTATACTTGTAGTTTTCATATTCACGTATGATTCTTTTGTCATCTTTTGCATACACCTTAAACGATTTCACGTAATCAATACCTTGCTTAACTACCTTGTTGGCATTGTTCACGTTATAACCAGCATTCTGCATCTCTGCAATTATTTCGGGTCTAGAATAATCTGCTAGTATGTCATCTGTTTGATTGATGCCTAAGGTCTTAAACTTTTCGATAAGTTCCGATGTGGTCAAATATGACTCGTATATCACAGGCTCAATATAAATGTCATTGTCGCACCAATAAACTCTCATCAATGCAGTAGGGTGATTGTAACCAAAGTCTAACCCATATACATAGTTCTTGAACCTCATCGGTTTGTCACTAATAAAATCCCAAGTGTTGTATATATTAGTTCGTGATATTGCTTTCTCGCCAAGTGCGTAGATTTGATACTGCGCTTCGTCTGTGCGCTTTAAATCTTCAATCTGTCTCTTTATACTCTCAGGTAAAAAAGGATTGTCCTTGTACGTTGATTTGATTAGGATTGATTCGTCTTGTGGCAGTTCGTAAAGCCATGAAACCGAGTCACTAGGGTTGTAGTCAAAGATTAGTTTTTGTTCAGTACGCATATTCAACTGCTGAAAGTCATCAAACCAAAGTTCATTGGCTTCATTACACCACCCTATGTCACGCTTCCGACCTCGTATCTTTTGCTCGTCATCCACAGAAAAGAACTCTACTATTGACCCGTTATTAAAACGATAGATGTTCTCACTCATGTTGTGATTCGTCTTTTCATAGATGTTTAGGTCTTTCATTATCTCGAAGAAATCACGCATCACCGTTGCACGTAACGCTGGGAAAGTCTTTCGCACAATACTCACCACCTTGTTAGGATTTTGTAAGCAATACACGATAATAAGTTGACAGAGTGAATAGGTCTTTGATGAACGTGAACCACCTTGATTAATGATGAACCTCACACCACTATTCGATAGTGCTTGATAATTACGCTGAAAGATATTAGTTGCTTTTATTTCCATCCTATCAAATCTGTAATAGGTAATAGTATCCCCTTGCTCGTGTTATTGTCACCACCTAGTACATCTCTATTCGTGCCTAGATACTTTCTACACATGTCTTTTAATTCGTCCTTTTTGATAAGTACATACCTTTGCTTAACAACGATACAATAATAGTCCGACTCGCTTATGGCTATTCCTGACCTCTTTCCTCTACTTTCATATTCGACAAACACATTGCCCGTTATGTGTGCCTTTTGGTCATTCTTTACCTCTATCTTTTTACCTAGTAATTGTGCAAGTTCACGTTCAGCAACTTGTCCTACCTCTAAGTCATATTTAAAATCGGAGTTAAAATTCATTCATTGCTCCCATTCACAATGGTTACCTTAATCTCGTTTATCTTGTCACCTTGTGTTGTGATGTCCGTCTTTTCAGTAAGACCATTTAAACGCTGTGTGATAGATGGATTGAATTGTCCAACCATACCTCCCTCTATTTGGTCTTGTCGTATCTCTCTCTTTATACGTTGACAGATAGTGCAATATTCTTGATAAGAACCATTTGAGTTATTGAAATAATGGTCTAAGGTTAACCCTATTGAATAACCATATACTTCTAATCCCTCCATTGTAAGAGGTGGCATGTGCTTTTCTATCTTTACTCCTGTAGCTGTAGCCTTTTGTATTTCTCTTGGTTTAAGGCTTTTCTTATAGTCTTCGAATATCTTATAGAGTTTCTCAGGAGTCTCTATGTATTTTTTCTTTGCCATTGGTGTTCGTCTTTTTGTGGATTAAACATCTTTCTTTCGTCTTCGTGTTTTTCTCTCTTCGAGTTTCTCTTTCACTTCCTCTACGATGACATCCTTAACGATTTCTACCAAGTCTTCAAAAATCTCAAAACCCAATGCTTTAATTCGTGCCATCATCTCAGGCTTGATTTTGTCTACTTCAATTTTGATTTGACCAAGAATAGGGTCGTACTTGGTTAAAATCTTTCCTTTAAATTCATCTTTGATTTTCATCTCTAATTTGATTTACGTAAATAATATAAACAAATATACCTATCCCTATGATAGGCTCTGTATAATCACTCCTAAACACTAAGCTGCAACCCAAAATTATTAAGTTCACCAGCATTAAAAGTTCTAGCAGTCTACTTATATTCCATTTCATTTGCTATCTGTTTGATTTCTTGCTTCATTTCTTTGATGTAACTATGCGCAGACATGGTGCTTATGCCAAAGTGACTACCCATCTTTCTACATGATGTGATGCCTTTATCGTAATAGGTTTCAAACACTATTTTTTTTACTTGGTCTTTTTGATTTTCACGATAATGCTTACAGGCTGACATTTGTAAGTTATATCTTTCCTCTATGAGTAGTTTTTCTTCTAGGTCTGTGTCTATGA